CCACTTTTTATCATAGTAATAGTATCAGATACAAATGATATCATGGCATTTTTAATTAACTCAGTACCTTTAGAAAATCTTGGATAATCCGTAAAATAAAGAGTATCTGAACCTACTGGAACAGCTGTTTTAAGAACAGGAATATATTTCTTATTTTTTACAATTATCTTTGTATTTTTAGGAATATCGCGATCAATTGGTTCATTTAAATATAATTTATTACCAATTTTAAATAGTACTTTATAATATTTATTTGGGACATCATCAAAGTAAATAGTAGCATTTGAAAAATTCATCAATGTATAATTAATCTGTTCTCCGCTAATTAAAGAATTTACTTTAAAAGCAATCTCCTTTTCACCATAATTATGATCTGTATCAACTTCTAACACTGGATAAATTAAACTCCCATACCCAATATTCATATCACTAGTAATTATATCTTCAATTGTAGCTTCATTTAATTCTTCATTAATATCAACAATTTTTGTAGTCATAACTAGATCCATATCCAAATTTAATATATTAATTAAAGCCCCCAATTTTAACATATTAATATTATCTACATATCTTATCGTATTGGGAGAAGATACTTCTGTTATATATATTGTGCGATTTTCACTAACAGTTAAATTATGTATAACCCCAATACCAGGAATATTAGATATCAATTTATATAGTTCGTTTTTTGAAACTTCATCACCAAAATCGCGATTTTCCCACCCTAAATAATTATTAACAACTTCTCGTATTTTATTGGAAATAACTGAAGAAGATACACTTGTATTGAGACTCACATTAACATCAACATCATATGGTATGAACGTTGGGTCTATTACATCTACTTGGGTAGATACTATTTTTTTATTCTCTAAATAGCTTTTAACATAGTTTCTAAATGCTTCGGTGGGATACCTCTGATTTTTAGGGATTACACATACCTTAACACCAAATACACCCACTTCATCCATTACAGAATTATCAATTACAGAAACTTTTTCTACACCAGGTATCATTAAAGTAATATCTTCAAAATCTTGTTTTGTTACACATCTACTTTGTGTTCTATATAAACTAGGGGCATTTCTCTTTACCTCATCTATAGACTCACCATCTGATGCTCCAACGGCGTTTTGTTCATTTATTACTTTAATATTTGATACAATATTATTTTCTGAATCATAAATAAAATTATTTATCGTTGTAATTTGAAAAGGCATAACATTATGTTTTGAATTTGCACCCACTACATATAATGCATTAATAATTAAATTTTTAGCTGGATTTATACCAAAGTTTCCATCACCAAAAGATATATAACCATAAAATTCTTCGTCATAATCAACCATAAAATACTTATCCTGACCAGGAATATCAATAAAATCAACTTGAGTATAAACTTCATCGTTTACTGTTAATAATTCTACTGAATTAACAGGAAATTGTCTTAGCTTATATCTTTTTCTAGGTTCACCTGTTGAAATTAAAGATTCCTCAACTAAGGTACCGGACTTTGCTTCAACTAATATACTTGTTTCTCCGCTATAGAGTACTTTATTTTCAATTGTATAAAATGGTATACCATCTTTTGAAGTAACAATCGTGTATTTAGGAATAATTATATCTTTAGAATGAGGATTATCTAGATAAAATTTTAACGTTACAATTGATTGACTTGGAGGACTTGGATTATAACCTATAGTTTTTGCTAGAGAATAAACTCCTGTTTTTGTCTTGGCGGTTGGTAGAAAACATTCATTAACACTCATATTTAAATAATAATTCATAAGAGCCGCTTCATAAGCAAAAGCTTCTAACAATTCAACACCAAAATTACTTGCTAAAAAATCAGTCCATCGATTTGGTAACCTAGCTTGAACTCTATTTTTAAGTAATTCCATAATTTCTTCAAAATCAATTGGTAACCTTTCAATATCTGTTAAATCTAAATTATTCATTAAATATCCACCTTAATCTCTAATATAAAAATTGAAACTGTCTTCGATGCCGCTTCTTTTGTAATAAAAAGATATCATTATTATAATAGTATGATTATCATAATCTATATCAAAATATACATCTCTAACTGTAATTCTAGGTTCTTGTTTGCTAATAATATTGTATATTTCACTTCTTAAATCTTCAATTATAATCTCATCTAAAGGTTCAAACAGCATTCTTTTTAAGTTATTACCAAATTCTGGTTGCATAACCCGTTCACCTTTAGATGTACCTAATATTCTTTGTAAAGAAGCGCGTATTAAATTACGATGATCATTTACTTCAACTAAACCGGGAACATAATTATTAGTATCGATAAGTATAGGTACTGGTCCACTATAACCTGCTGCTTCTTTATTCTTCGGATATGTATATTCATATGTATAAGACATTTAAACCACCTTAGTATTAAATTTAATTTGCAAAAACGTCATTACTACCAGTAGTATGATTTCCCATTTGTCCACATTTTTTACATTTAGTACTATCATTAAGTCTTGTTAATTTCAAATCATTAATAAAAATGTCTGGACTTCCTTCAACTGATTCGAAAGTTCCTCCATGGGGACAATTAGTTGGACCAGTATCTGTTAGTCTATGAGCTTTTTGATCATTAATATATACATTATTACTACCAGTATTATTAGTTCCTTCTCTAGAATGTGGACAACATTCTAATCCCAAATTACATATTCCGATTGTACGATCAGTAACTCTAGTTACTTTAAGCATAGCTATGCTGTATTCCCTCCATTATTTTCTTCCACTACAGCGGCATATTCACCTTCATAAAATGTAGCTGCTGGTTCCATATGCATTCCTTCATCTTGTCCATTCCATGTATTTAA